TGACTAACCCACACATATCTCCCCATGTCGTCAACGCTATTAAAAGCTATCGTAACGAGCTCGATGAGAAGTTTGGCGTCACCTTTCAAAGACACCTCCGAGATTTGCAAGGCATCCGAGATTTAGCTATTCAAAACGGTGCGTACTCTGCCGCAGTGCAAGCCGAATACCGTCGAGGTCAAGCGCACGGCGACATCTATGTTAGCAAGTCCGAGATTAGACACGGGAGCATAGACAGTATGAGTAAAGAGGAGGTTGAGAAAGCACTGCTTGAGCTAAAGAATCAGTATGCCCCGGTTACTATCGACATCACCCCCGAGGAAATAGACAATGCCGACAACCGCGACAAAGCGAGAAGCCGCATTTTATCTACAAATGAAGACAGCGGCGAAGACCTCGAAATTAAGAAAGCTAGTCTTCACTAGAATAGAGTCGACCGCAGTGCCCGGAGTGCCGGACCTTTTAATATGCGACGAACGCGGTTTGTTCCATATGGTCGAGTTAAAATTTATTACGGGCAATGCTGTTAATCTTCGACCGCACCAAGTGAGTTGGCTAACCAAACACGGACGTAGCAGTAGTTGGATATTTATTAAAAAACAAAAGAACAATCTGGAAAAGTCTGAACTTCATATATATCGAGCAGATCAAGCCATCGACGTTAAATTGGACGGGATTAAAACCGAACCTGTTATGGTCCAGACGCAACCTTTTAACTGGACGGACGTGTTTAGCTTGATTAGTCCGATGTAATCGCATACTATCGTATATCACAAACTTACGGAGATATGAAAATGTGGAAATGGATCAAGAGTTTCTTTTATAGCCCTTATGTACCGCCTGAACCTGTTGCCTTTAAGCCGAAGCCGCCGCCGACACCGAAGCCCAAGCCCAAGCCGAAGCCGAAGCCCAAGGTTGTTATTAAATCAACCGCCAAAGCTAAAACTAAGGCTAAAGCTAAACCCAAGCCCAAGCCCAAGTTAAAGGTGGTTAAATAATGTTTTTGATTGGATGGTTAGTTGAATTAATTTATGGAAAGGAAGCCGTTGAAGAATTTGAAAAGAAAAAAAAGCGGCCGCGAGTAAAACCAAAGCGCAACCGTAAAAGGTAAATGATTAGCCCGTTTAGTTGACGGGCTTTTTATTGTCCGGTAGTATGCGATAAATCCCATAACCCAAGGAATATGTAAAATGTCGAAAATATCAGAATTACAACATCGTTTAGTTAACGATATTCAAGTTTCTATCTTAAAAGCTAAAGCGGCCGATGATTTGGTTACTAGCCAACACCGGGAAAAACTCGACGCCATTGCACAACAATTAATCGATTTACGGCGTATTTTTGAACCACCGGGGAGTGATGACCGTGAATAGCCCGTTTAGTTGACGGCCTTTTTATTGTCAGGTAGTATGCGATAAATCTTATATAACTACGGAGTAAATTGAGATGGATTATTTAGCCGAACGTGAACAGTTAAAGGTGTTGATCGATAGTTTAGCGGTCGATAGAAAATTAGCCGTGTATCAATGGTCGCGGGATTGCGACCAATGCGAGGGCGATAGAATGGACCTTATCCCGGCCACTATAGTTGCCTATGAATCTTGGGAAAACAACATACAAGATTATGCCGAGGGCCCTTGCGTTACTCGACCTGTAAATATGAATGATTACAGTGACTTTGAAGCAAGCTTTCGAGACCGCCGCGCCGAACAGTATAATTATTAATGACTATTTTAGCGGACGGCACTATATACAGCGTGTTAGCTAATTTATTCTTTTGGTATCTAATTTTTAAACAGGATAAACAATCATGAAACTATTAAACGTTGGTGGTTCCAACACTAAAATAGCCAAGACAATCAAGCGGGGCGGAAACATACGCGTCGCTAGTCTGTCCTTAATGCCCGACCGCAAAATATGTGCGGGCAGTAAAGCGGCCGGATGCTTTGAAACTTGTTTAAAGTCTAGCGGACGCGGTGCGTTTAAAAACGTGGCAACTGCACGACAAAACAAAACAGACTTTTATTTATCCGACCGTTCCGGTTTCCTTTCTCAATTGCGGGCCGAGCTTACAAACTTTGATAAGCTATGCGCCAAACAAAATGTAACTGGTTGGGTCCGGTTGAATACTATTTCCGATATTGATTACGAAAACCATGGCATACCGCAAGCGTTTCCGGCGCTAAACTTTTACGACTACACCAAACGAGTCGACCGCATTGGCCGGACCCCGTCAAACTATAATCTAATATTTAGTTATAGCGGGCGGGACCAATACCAGAAGAGTGTTAATAGACGGCCGCGAGGTACTCCCATGGCGGTCGTATTCCGTAATGAGTTACCGCCAGTTTGGGACGGGCAGACTGTTATTGACGGCGATCTATCCGACATCGTTAACGTTAAAGCCGGCGGCGTGATAGTTGGATTACGTGCAAAGGGTAAAGCCAAGCGCGACCGGACGGGCTTTGTTGTGGACTCGGACATGATAGCAATCGGCGGATAGTTGCATTTAATATTGTACTCTCATATAATCCCATACAGCGGGATGGTCCCGCGCTTACTACGGAGTAATAAACGATGAAAGAATTAAGAGATATAGGATTTAAAGAGAAAATAGTACTAGCTGAATATGCTAACGATGAATTGCGTAATGAAATCGAACGGCTCGAGGCCCACATTCGAGCTAGTGCCGATGATCAACGGGCTTTAAACGCCGAGTGTGAAGATTTAATTCAGACCGTTCAAGCTCGCGCCGCTGTTATTGTAAGATATGAGCAGGATAAAAAAGCGCTTGGCGATGGCTTATATACTTTGGTGCGCGATGGCGTCGAGCAAGCAATGGATGACCGGATGGATTTGGAAGAGCCGGTTATGACTGAAGATGAGGTCGACGACCGTATAGATCGATGGTTTGATAGAAATTTCGACGCTTCAGACCATTTTGATATTTCAGATTATACGGATGATATCGAGCAGATCGCTTTGAATATATATAACGATGAATCCGACACGTCCGACATTAGCACCAAGGTCCGCGAGGTCATACAAGAAATGATTGCCGGCGGCGAAATTACTGTAAAAGTTGAGGTGAACTAATGAGCATTCAACCAGTAGGATTATTTGCCACACCGGACGACATGAAAGCTTTACAGGATTACCTCGCATTGTTCCATGGTAGCGAGGCCATTGTCGCTAATACTTGCGCTTGGATGGCTTGGAATCTAGCGGCCAAATTAACCAACCCCGAACCGGATCAAGAGCGTGAATCATGAGCGAGTCATACAACAGTCCTTTTATTCTCAAAACAAAAAAGCGCGGTGCTAAAAATGAATATGAATTTTATGGCATTAAGGTTTATGTTCAACAAAACGGCCCAGATTGGGACGGTATAACACTACCTCAAAACGGGATGACGATTCATGCACCAACAAAAAGAGAGCTTTTGGCAACAATGGAAGCCGAGTGTCAAATGCTAGCTAGCGATGAGGGCCGGGAAGATTCGTTAGACCCAAGAGTCAATGGTGAATTGCCCTGACTAGATCCGTAGTACCAGACCCCGTTCCGGCGGGGTTTTTTTATGTCTGTTTGATTCTCCCCATATACTCTTATATACTCTTATACAGCGGCGGGATTTACCCGCCTCACTACGGAGAAATAACTATGTTATATATCAGCACATTATGGAACGGCCACCGATATACCGGCATATGGGGCCACCATCCGACCCAAAGGCATTACGCCTCAACCGTTAGCGATGGGACGCAATGCTATTTAGTGAAGCGCCAGCGCGACGCGAGAGCGTTTGAACATGTGACTCAATACACCGTTGATGGTATCCGATTGACCAAGACAAACGAGCAACCGGTATGTGAGATTAAACTATGAGCCAAGCAATAGAGATTAAATACCTTTCACCGACAGACCACCAAGACGCGAGATTAAAAGCGACCGCCCGTGCTGGATCGATTACCGTTGGCCTTGATCATGATATCGATACCGACGTACAGGCCCGCATTTTGGCCCGTCAATACATTCAAAAGCACTGGCCGCACTCTGTGTTACATGGATTCGGGACGCTTCCCAGTGGTAATTACTGCGCTACTTCGATACCTCGCGGGCTCGAGTCGCTATACAGCGAAGATACCCAGAGTTGAGCCAGTCGAACCTTTCACCGTTTAGGGCCCATTCGGGCCCTTTTTTTTGTCCCATATGCGACCCTATGCCCATCGAATTACCTTTCACCTAACCCAACCCAGCGCCATCGGCGTGAGAAACCGTCGAGCCGCGGCCCCTTTTTCTACGCCGATTCTATCCACAGACTTATCCCTCCCAGGATAAACAAGCAGCATATCGACAGAATGCGGGCTGTAGCCATTGTTGTACAAAAAACAACCAATCGGACCGCATGCCCATTGTGGATAACTGCGCCCAGTGTTTACCAGTTAAACACCCCGCGCCGTGGGTCGCGGCCAGTGGCTCAAACCTATGGGCCCAAATCCGTGGGCGGCGGGCACTGGTCGACGTGTCGCGGGCCCAGTATCGCGGACCGTGGGCCGTGGTCCATCCATCCGGAGCCATTACCGGATAAATCGCTCGGGTCCCCCGTGTATCGGGTCATTCGGCGGGGTCTGGGAACCGTGGGACGCGGGCCACAGCTCGAGGGCCGCGCATTCGTGGGGACGAGTGCATGGACCATGTTTCTCACAAACATTTAATAAAGATTCCATATCGGCGTTAACTGTCTTATATTAGCGTCTAAAGTCGCATACATTTATGATGTTCCACGTGGAACAATTCGCTAGGGTCCCCTGATGAAAGAAACTTTTAGTAACGGTTTAGATGAGAAAAAATTAAAGCTTGAGTTGCGATTAGCACAGCTAGAAAAAAATGATATGTGCAAAAAAGATTTTTTAATTTTTGTAAAAAATATGTGGCCCGAGTTTATTGCCGGCCGTCATCACAAAATAATTGCGGAAAAGTTGGAAAGGGTCGCGAGCGGCGAGCTAAAACGCCTGATTATTAACATGGCCCCACGGCACACGAAGAGTGAATTTGCGTCATTTCTCTTTCCGGCGTGGATGATGGGCAAGAATCCGAAGATGAAGATCATTCAGGCGACACACACGACCGAATTAGCGGTTAACTTTGGACGTAAGACAAAGAATCTCTTGGAAACGGACGAGTATAGGGAGGTATTTGACGGTGTTAAGTTAGCTTCGGACAGTAAAGCCTCGGGCCGTTGGGATACGAGCGCGGGCGGTATGTATTATGCCGTGGGCGTCGGGTCAAACTTAGCGGGTCGTGGTGGTGATTTAATCATTATTGATGATCCTCACTCGGAGCAGACGGCGATGTCGGCGGCAGGCTTTGATGATGCGTGGGATTGGTACACAGGTGGCCCTAGACAGCGTTTACAACCCGGAGGCTCCATTGTTATAGTCCAAACTAGATGGTCTGAGAAGGACATGACGGGCCAGTTATTGAAGGCTATGGCAAAAGACCCGTTGGCGGACCAGTGGGAGGTTGTGGAATTACCTGCGATCTTTGCGGATGGGACTCCGTGTTGGCCTGAGTACTGGAGTTTAGAGGATTTGACCGCTGTCCGCGCTTCTATTCCTAATAGTAAGTGGAACGCTCAGTATCAGCAGAATCCTACGGGTGAAGAGAATGCGATCATTAAGCGTGAGTGGTGGAA